AAGAGCGTCGAAACTCTGCTAAAATTGCAGGACCGTTACCGCAAAGGGAGGTAGGCATGGGCGACGAAAAGATCGGCTGCGATTCTGACCGGGACGATGCCGTTGACGCGGCGTGGGAAGAAATCCAGAAGGAGGGCCTGACTGGCGAGTCACCGACTCAGGAGGAGTGGGACCGCTGGGCGGCCGAAGCCAACGAGAGGAAGAAGGCCAAGGATGGCAACGCCGGAGAAGTACAGTCACATTAGCTTCACGCCCCCGTCGGGGGTTCGCAGGGAAGCGGAGTACGGACTGAAGCTGCGTCGCGAGCATGGCCGTGGCGGCACCGCCGTCGGCATCGCCCGCGCCCGGGATCTGTCGAACGGCAGGGAGGTGTCGCCGTCGACCGTCAAGCGAATGAAGGCCTACTTCGATCGCCACGACTCGGACCAGCAGGCCGAGGGTTTCAATCGCGGCGACAAGGGCTGGCCCTCCAACGGCTATATCGCCGCCAAGCTCTGGGGCGGATTCCAGAGCGGCTATTCCTGGGCAAAGAAGGTCGTCGCCCAGATGGAGGCCGCCGACGGGAAGGAGTCGTCTCGCTCTTATAGTCCGGATACGGAAACCCGTAGCCTGAACGGCATGGAAACCACCGAAAGCCGATTCGTCGCCACCGACACGCCTGAGCCCGAGGCCACCGAGATGCCCCAGGTCGAGCGGCGGTATCTGGCCTCCGCCGGTACTGAGAGCTCAACCGAGGGCACGCTCGGCGTCGAGCACCGCGCCGACCCGCAGACGGGCGAGAGGCGGACGTACCTTGTCGGGTATGCGGCAAAATTTGGAACTGACTCTTTGCTGCTCGGGGACTTCATCGAGCAAATTGCCCCGTCCGCATTCGAGATCGTCACCAAGGGAAAGGACCTCGAAGGAAATCCCCTAGAGACTCGCGGCCTTTTCAATCACGACCCGAACCACCTCATCGGTCGGTTTCCGAACACGATGAAGCTCACGGTCGACAAGATCGGCCTGAAGTACGAGATCCTCCTTCCCGAGAGTCGGCAGGATATCGCCGAAATGGTAGCTCGCGGGGACCTCAAGGGATCGAGCTTCAGCTTCGTCGTGGCAGAGGGCGGGGAAAAGTGGACCCGCGAGGGCGGCAGGAGCCGCCGCCTCGTCACCCGCATCAAGTCCCTCCTGGATTGTGGCCCCGTCACATACCCGGCCTATAAAAATTCTTCCGTTGCCGTCGCCAAGCGGAGCTACGAGCAGTTCATCTCGGCGCAGGATCCGAAGCCAGCCGAGCCGCTGAAGCCGAAGACCGACGTCGCTGCGGAGATGCGGAAGTACCAGGAGTTCATCGCCGAGCGACGCGGCTTCTGTCCGACGGGCCCAGGCGGCGGCGTCGACAACTCGTGCGGCGCGTCCGCCAGTGGTGGAGATTCCGGAAAATACAAAGAGTGGAAGAAGGGCGATCACCTCGACAAGTCGAAGGAGAAAGACGCCCAGGACTTCCTCGATAAGGCCCGAACTGACCAACTCGCCCGTGGTGGCAAGGACGGCGGAAAGTCCGACGACGGCGGCGGCGTGCAGACCTGGAGCAAGGGCGACCACTTTCCCTGGACGGCCAAGCAGGTCGGCGACACCGACGGCTACGTTCAGGGCCTGCACCCGGATGGAAGCAAGACGGAGAAGTATCCGTTCGCCGGCGGCAAGACGGCCGACGCCTACGCGAAGCTCTCCGAGGAGTTGAAGGGCCGGGTCAAGAAGGACAAGAGGTCCACCGATCCGTCTGCCGTCGCATCGGAGATGCTGAGGTTCCTCAAGGACCGCCGGTAATGAGTGCCGCGACGGACTGCCGGATCGCGAGCCTGCACGCCTTCGCCCAGGCGAGGGCGATGGGATCGGCGACGAATGCAGGTGGCGGAGCAGTCTCCGGCGGAGCCGACTGCGGGCGGGATTCGGACGGGAAGTTTGGCGCTGGCAACACCTGCCGCATCGGAATCAATATCAACGACTCTACCCAGGCCTTCACGACGCAGATTCTTGCCGGCCAGAAGACGATCGAGACTCGGCCAACAAACTCGCTTCGCCCCTACGTCGGCAAGACGGTCGGAATCGTTCGGACTGGCCAGGGCAAGGCCACGCTCGTGGGCACGATGAAGATCGGCGAGCCTAAGTTCTACAAGACGAAGAAAGACTTCGACGCGGACCGCAAGAAGCACCTCGTCTCCCCGGGCAGCCCGCACTACATCACGGCCGCCGGGAAGTACGGTTACCCTCTCTCCGAAGTGCGTCCCGTAAAGCCCATCGAACTCGACACGAAGGGGATCGTCGGGAGGGTGATCGCGAAGTCGAGCCGCAGCGAAGAGCTTGAGTATGACCTAGATGGAGTTGAGCTTCGCGCATTCTGCCCCACGGGCGAAGGCGGTGGACTCGACAACTCATGCGGCAGCGGAGAGACAGCCTCTACGCCGCCGGAAAAAACTCAGAAGCCAAGATGGATGGGTGCCGTAGACGCGGCGGGTGAGACCAAGCACGGAACGTGGTTCCTGGAGAAGAACGAAGACGGGAGCAAATCGCCAGGACACGACGAAGCCACGTCCCACGTTGTTAGCCTTGTTGGCGGCAAGGATGAGGTTAAGGCGTTCGTGTTTGCTGACGCTCACGATGATCGTCTCTACATCAACTACTCTCAGGTTGCGGAGCCTCATCGCGGCAAGGGAGTTTACAAAGAGCTTCTTTCGTCGCTGCAAGAGCAATTCACGATTCATTCGGACGAACAGCACAACGTCGCCACCGCCGCAAAAAAGGCTTACGAGTCGCTCGGCGCGAGGCTGAATCAGTACGGGCAGTACGTCCTCGAACGGAAGCGTCGCGATTCTCGCGGCTCATCCCTCGGCGCTCGCCACGCCAGCCTCCTCGCCTTCGCCCAGTCTCGCGACTGCGGGCGAGACCCGGACGGCAAGTTCTCGTCCGGCAACACCTGCGCCGGTGGAGTGGCCGCAGACGCCGCCAAGGGGGCCATCAAGGGCGCCGCCGAGGGCGGGCTGCTCGGCCTCTGGGTTGCTGGCCCCCCGGGGGCCAAGACCGGTGCGGTCGCTGGGGCCGCTGTCGGGGCCGCGAAGGGGATCTACGACAATCAGATGCGGCCGACCCGCGTGAAGAAGGCGATCGACAGGCTCGGCCTCACGGACCAGAAGGTCGGGAGGCTTGTCGAAAAGCTCGGCGGCACCCCGGAGTCGTCGGCGAACGCGAAGCGAGGCGTTCTGACCCTCACGATTCGAGACAAGGACAACAAGAAAACCTTCCACGTCGAGGTCACGAAGAAGGGCGTCACCGTGTACCCCAGGCGGGCAACCGGGGAGTTGAGCGGCAAGGAGATCGCCCGGATCAAGCAGGTCGCGAAGGACCTGTCCCCGCGCCCGGTCAGCGTCACAGTCAAGCAAAGCTCGTCCGCCTATGTGGCCAAGCTCGTGAAGAGCGGCTTCAAGGTGACCGCCGGCAAGGTTGCCGGCACGCTCGTCGCGAACTATGTGGTCCCGACGGCGATTGGGCTTGCGGTCACCGCCTCGGAAGGGGCGGCGGCCGCAGCGGGAGTCGCGGCGGCCAAGGTCGTCGCCAAAATTCCGAAGAAGCGTTCGTAACAGGAGCGACGATGGCGGTTTGCAGCGGTGACAAGTGTTCTCGCCCGGGTTGCCAGGGACTCATGGCGACCAGGAGCAGCAGGCAGAGCGGAGTGCTCCAGGTTCGGTACCTCCGCTGCACTCGGTGTGGCACTCAGGCCCGATCGGTCGTCGAGGCCAACAACGTGCGGTCCATCTCCTGGCGTCGCGCGACGCAGAAATAGTGTTGTGTCACACAACACTTTTTTCTTGGCCCTCTTCGGGCAAGTGATCGCCTCCTTTTAGGGTGAACGTGTGGCCGCTGTTTTGCGGTCGCCACACGAAACACACACCCGCAAGGAAGCGATCACAGATGGAAGCCTCCGCCAAGGTCAAGCAGCTTCTCGACGAACTGGCCGCCGTTCTCGCAGAGATGGGCGCCCTCCAGGAGCAGGGCGACATCGAGGACACCGAGGCCGGTGACGAGATGGCCGAGAAGGCCGGCATGGAGGAGGACGAGACCGAAGCCGAGTCCCCCGAGCAGGTCGCCGAGGAGGAGGAGGCGAAGGAGAAGAAGATTCGCTGCCTCTGCGAGCGTGCCGAGAAGATCCGCGACCGCATCAAGTTTTACGAGTCTGTGGCCGCCAAGGAGCTTGAACTCCGAACGGTCCTGGACAAGGCGACCCCCGCGTCGGAGGCCGCCGTCGTTTCTCGAAACACCCCGGCCAAGGAGGGCCGTTCCGTGACGCAGATTTATCACAACCTTCCCGGTGCCGGTCGTCTCCGTGGTTTCCGTGGCCCGAACGCCGAGGAGCGTGCCTATCGTGCTGGCATGTTCTACAAGTCGGCCCTGTTCGGCGACCGTGAGGCGACCCGGTGGTGCGCTGACCACGGCGTGATCGACAGCCGCGCGATGGGCGAGGGCGTCAACTCGCTCGGCGGCGTGAGCGTGGCCGAGGAGGTGCTCAACGAGATCATCGTGCTGGTTGAGCAGTACGGCGTGTTCGTTCAGAACGCCCGCAACGTGAACATGCAGTCGGACACCCTCGTGGTGCCTCGGCGAGTTGGCGGTCTCCAGGCCTATTTTATTGGCGAGAACACGAGCATCCCGGATTCCGACGCGAGTTGGGATCGGGTTCAGCTTATCGCCAAAAAGGTGGCTGTCTCTAATAGGATTTCTTCGGAGCTTTTGCAGGACTCCGTACTGGCTTTGGGCGATTATTTGACTATGGAGACAGCAAGGGCCATTTCGATCCTCACGGATCGCGTGGGCTTTGTGGGCACGGGCTCCGGCGAAGACGGTGGTATCGTCGGTGCCGCGACGAAGGTCGCTGACGGCAGCCACAACGCCGGCCTCGTGACGGCCGCGACCGGCAACACGTCGGCTACGACCCTCACGATCGACGACTTCGTGAACACCGCAGCCCGTCTCCCCGTGTACGCACGGGCTCGGGCCGCGTGGTACTGCTCGCCCGCCGTGTTCGCGGCCAGCGTGCAGCGTCTCGGCCTGACCAACAACGGCAAGCTGACGGGCGGCAACAGCGCCTCGAACCTCGCCGATGCTCCCGAGATGCGTCTGCTCGGATACCCTGTGAATTTCGTGCATACGATGCCGAGCAACCTGGGTGTCGATGCCGGGAAGGTGCAGTTCCTGCTCGGCGACCTCAGCCTCAGCACGATGTACGCGACCCGTCGCGGCCTCCAGATCAAGACCTCGGTCGACCGCTACGCGGAACTCGACCAGACCCTGATCGTGGCGACCACGCGTTTCGACGCGGTGACGCATGACTGCGGCGACAACACGAAGGCTGGCCCGCTCGTTGGTCTCCGCACGGCTCTTTCTTGATGTACGGACACGGTAACCCCTCAACCAACCACTCCCTGGGAGCAGATTTTCGATGAACCACCTCGAAGCCACGAAGTCCGACGTCAAGGTCTCGGCCTCGGTTGCTACGAACGCCACCCACAGCCACGAGATTGACACGGTCGGCTACGGCTACCTGTCGGTCGACGTGGCCTTCAGCCCGTTCGCCACGGCGACGTCGAGCTACGCGACCGTCCTGAAGCTCCAGGAGAGCGACACGGCCGGCAGCGGTCAGGTCGACATTCCGGGCATGACTGTGACGGCCGGCGCCGGCTCGACGACCGGTGCCAAGGCTGGTGCCGTGGCCCGGTTCAACGTCGACCTGCGTGGCAGCAAGCGGTACGTCACCGTGGTCGCTACCCCTGGCAACTCGGCCTCGGTGGTCACGGCCGCTCGCCTCGGGAAGGCGAACGACATGCCGTACAAGGCTGCCAACGCCGGCGTGAACGACTGGGTCTCGGGCTGAGTCAAGGACGACTCGTCTGGGCACGGAAGCCCAAGCCTATTTCCACGGAGGGCTTGGAGCAGATGGATGAAGGTTGTTGTCGGTAACTTCGAGCACGACGTAAAAGTCGCTGCTTGCCTGAGCGTCCCCCGGCTGGGCTTTCAGGATAATTTTTTCACGGCCTATGCGGGGCTGGCCCCGCACGGCATCCAGATCACCAAAGGCGCCGGGGCCTTCTGGGATCAGACCATGTCCCGCATCCTCACGGATCTATCCAGTGAGGAGGCCGGGAATGATCTCGTCATCACGCTCGACTACGACAGCGTGTTCGAGCCCGACTGCGTCGTTCGGCTCGTCTCTGCGCTCCTGGTCAGCGGCGTCGACGCCATCGCCCCGCTTCAGACCAAGCGGGACGACAAGAACCTGATGTTCACGCCGGCCGGTCTGGCCAGCGACACGGACGGCCCTGTGACCGTCACGCTGCCCGCCGAGTGGTGGGAGAAGCCGGCCCAGTTGGCGGACACGGCCCACTTCGGCCTGACTGTGATCCGCACGTCCGCCCTCCGCAGGACGCCCAAGCCCTGGTTCGTGGGAATCCCGAACGAGAAGGGCGACTGGGGTGACGGCCGGCGAGACCCGGACATCGGATTCTGGCATCGCTTCCGCGAGGCCGGGAACACCGTGGCCGTGTGCCCCCAGGTGGCGATCGGGCATGCCGAGCTTGTCATCACTTGGCCAGACCAGCGGCTCGGAGCCATCCACCAGTACCCGACCCACTACTGGGAGGCCGGCGGCAGGCGTCCTCCGGAGGCCTGGGGGAGCGACGACCACGCCGAGAAGTCCATGAGAGGCAGGAAATGAAGGTCAGACTTTTGAAGACTTGGGGCTGGTACAAGGTCGGTGACGTCGCCGACGTGTTCGAGCCACTGGGGGCGAATTGGATCCAGACCGGCATTGCCGAGGCCGTTCGCGAGGATCGGTCCATGCCCGTGGAGCGGGCCGACGAGGTCGAGGACCGGGTCGAGCGGGCTGTCGTGAGCGAGAAGCGTCGCGTCCCCAAGGAAAGGGCGTGACGTGTATCCATCGAGGTTCGACCGATATCTCGACGTCGTATCCAGGGCGAACCTTCGGTATCGGTCTCTCGTTCGAGTCACCGAGCCGACGGTCGAGCCGGTCAGCCTGTCTGAGGTGAAGCAGCACCTCAGAATCGACCAAGAGTTCAACGACGACGACTCGTACCTGCTCTCCCTGGTAACCGCCTCGCGGCAGTACGTCGAGAACTACGTTGACCGGACCCTGATCCGGACCCAGCTTCGCATGAAGCTCGACTTTTTCCCTGTCTGGGACCTGCCCCTGCCCCGCCCGCCGGTCATGCCGGACGCGGTGATTGTCCAGTACACGCCCTCGGACGTGGCACTCGGGTACGCATTGACTGAGTACGCGAACTTCCGCACGGACCGGGACTCCACTCCGTGCATTCTGCGGCCCCAGTGGAATGGCACTTGGCCGTCGTGCCGGGGCGCTGAGAACGACGTGGTCATCTCGTGGTGGGCGGGATACGGAACCACCGGGGCAGACGTGCCAGTCCCCGCCCGCCACGCGATGCTTTTGATCCTCAGCCACTGGTATCGCAACCGCGAGGCGGTCTCCGAGTCGCGATTCGCACCCGTCCCCATGTCCGCCGAGACGCTACTCGGGACCGTCAACTGGGGGCAGTACCGGTGATCAATGCCGGCGAACTCCGCGAGTCCGTGACCGTCCAGGTGGCGAGCAAGGCCACCAACGCCTACGGGGAGACGGTCATGTCCTGGTCGACGTTCGCCAGCCGGCGGGCCTCGATCGACGGCCGGACGATCACCGAGACGATGAACGCCGAGCAGCCCTACACGAGCGGTGCCTACAACGTCCGGTTTCGGTATCTCCCGGGCCTGACGTCCGAGATGCGACTGGTTTGGACGAGCCGGAAGCCGAACCGAGTCCTGGACATCGTGGCCGTCACCGAGAAGGGCATGAGGGAAGAGCACGAACTGGTGTGTAAGGAGTGGAAGGGGTGATCCTCGGCCTCGAAGAGACGAAGCAGGCCCTCCTGGACTTCCCGTCCGTGCTCGACACGGACCGGGCACTTCGCGACGTGGCCTCCCAGTTCCGGGCCAGGATCTCCAGCGTCACCCCCGTCGGCTACAGCGGCCGTCTCAAGCGGTCCGTCATGGCTGAGTTCGACGAGGGCGTCGCCAGGGTTGGGTACGAGGAGGGCGTCGAAACGTCCGGGAATCCGGAACTCGACAGCGTCCTGAGGCCCAGGACCAGGGGCCGCAGCGTTCTGTGGGTTCCGGCCGAGGACCTGGGCGAGTTGCTGGCCCAGGAGTTCGAGGACTTCGAGGGTGTGGCCATGTCTGTCCTGGAGGACGCCTTCGATGGCCGCTCCTGAGGCTTGGCTCCGCAACGCGATCACCCAGGCGACCACGGCCGGGGTCCACCCGGTCCTCGCCCCGCAGAATTCGCCATTCCCGCTCGTGGTGTACCGGCGTTCCGCGACACGCCGCGAACGAGGCTTGACCGGGAATTTCGGGGTCCCGGTAGCCACGTTTTCCGTCTCGATCGTCTCCCAGTCCTACTCGGAGGTGAAGGACATCTCCGACGCGATCCGAAGGCGGGTCGACAACTTTACGGGCGACTACTCTGGGGTGAAAATTGTGACAGTGGCGCTCACTGCCGAGAGCGACAACATGGAACGTCCTCCGGACGGTCAGGCGAAGCCACTTTACAGGGTCGACCAAGTCTACGACGTTCGATTTCAGGAAACCATTTAGCGTCCAAGGAGGGACGGCAACATGGCTTACGAGTCCTCGCAGGGCATTTCGTTCACCTTCTCCGGTCAGGCGTTTACCGCCAACCAGATTCAGATGACCAAGAAGTTGTCTGAGATCGACGTCACGAGCCTTGGCGACAAGACTGGCTCATTTCGTTCATACCGCCCGTCCCCGATCGTCGACGCCCCGGAACTGAAGGTCGACTTCGTCGGTCTCACCTTGCCCCAGATGACCTCCACCGGCGCCATCACCTGGACCGTGGACGCCAGCGGCTCGAACGCGGCCTTCACGGCGAACATGCCGACGGTTGCGCTCTGCACCTCGGCCGACGTGACGGCTCAGGTTGGCGAACTCATCAAGGGCTCCGCGACTTTCCGCCTGACTCAGAACTAACACCCCGCCGAGTCTGACAATGCAGGACTCGCAAGGGATTACGTTCTCGTTTGGTGGCAATGCTTACACGGCGACCCAGATCGCCGTGTCGCGAGGCCGCGCTGAGTTTGACGTCTCCAGCACAGACTTGTCATCGAAGTCGCTCAGGCGGCTTCGGCTGGGGAAGATCAACGAGGTCTCAATAAAGGTCGACTGGATCGGCAAGGTGACTCCGACGGTCACGGCCACGGCCAACTTCACTGTCACTGGGACTGACCTCGGAGCAAATTCATTCTCCGGGAAGCCCGCCATCTGCACGGGCCTGAGCATCACCGGAAACGCGGGCGACCTCGTTCGCGGTTCGGCGACGTTCAAGGTGTCACACGACTAAAAGTCTGGGTACGCGTCATGGCAGTCGAATTTGACTCGATCGTTGGCGTGACGTTCACGTTCGATGGCGACCCGTACACGGCAACCCAGATCAGCGTGTCCCGTGGTGCGGCCGAGTTTGACGTCACGAGCACGGCGATTCCGGACAACGGGCTCAGGAGGTTTCGGCTGAGCGAGGTCCAGTCGTGTGACATCAAGGTCGACTGGGTTGGCCTCACGATACCTCCGATCGACGCGGTGAAGTCTTTCACTATTTCGGGCGGCACGGCGGTGTCCGCCCTGTACGCCACCGGCTCGATGGCCCTCTGCACCGGCCTGACCATCACCGCCCAGGCCGGCGAGCTAATCAAGGGCTCCGCGACATTTAAGGTGAGCTACGACTGATGGCTTACGAGTCCTCCCAGGGAATCATCTTCAAGTTCAACAACGTGGTCTACACGGCCACGTCGGTGTCCGTGTCGAGGTCAATGGGCGAGTACAACGTCACGAGCCTGAATATCCCCAAAGGCCCGAACTGCATGACCCGGTACAGGCCCGGCGGGCTCAAAAGCATCGAGATCAAGGTTGACTGGGTTGGATCCACCCTGCCCCCAACGGATGCGCCGTATTCAATCGCCTTTGATGGCGACGGCCCTGGTTCTGGCTCCGGGCTGACTGAAGACTCGATCAGCAAGGCAATCGCCACGGGAGTCACGCTCACAGCGCAGGCCGGGGACTTGATCAAGGGCACTGCCACCTTCAAGGTCACGGTGGACTGATGGCAGGCGAATTGCCGGCTGGATTTCCTGAAGTCGTCGAGTCGCAGGGCATCACCGTGCGGTGGGGCGGAGTGAACATTGTCGTCACCGGGATTCGCTACAACCGATCCGCAGCGGGCGAGGTCGACGTTACGGGCATTCGCTCGTTCGCGTGGACAGACGCAGCTAACTCAGACAATCGTCGAGTTGTCAAGGAGGTCGAGTACAGCGTCATCGACCCTGGCGAGGTGGAGTGCGACTTCGTTGGGCCGAGCACGTTTGACGAAAGCTGGGTGGGCAATCGCAGACTCCTGACGATCTCAGGGCTCGACAACGCCCCGAGCGGCGTCCAGGCCTATCTCACGAATCTTTCAATACAGGCACGAGCCGGGGAACTGGTCACCGGCTCTTGCACGTTTCGTTTGTCGAGCGACATGACCGGTGTTTTTTAGTCTGGATATCAGGAGTAGGTAGGCATATGGGATTCTTGAACAAGGCGGCGATTCTGGCGGCGAAGGACAAGAAGATGGTCGAGGTTTCCGTGCCCGA